TTCATTTGTCATCATATCATCTTCATCTTTTCCTAAGAATGGTGTAAATGAAATACCAATACCATCAAAAGCACTAGTATCATTGTTTCCAACAATTTTGCTTCCATCATAATATACTTTCTCATTATCAAATATAAGAGAGAGATAGTCAGCAAAAGAAGGAGTGTCTTCTCTTGCTAAGTATTCTTGCCATCTTGTATGATTTATTAAGTATTCATATTCTAAGATTCCTAATTTGTCTATACAGTTGATAGTGAATTCTTCCCATACAGCAGCAAAAGGTTGTGAATATGTATATGGCTCTACATATCCTGAGAATACAACATCATCATTCTTCATGACTGTAATACTAACTTGTCTTACTTTATCAGAGAATATGATGTTACCTAAGTATATCTTGCTTGTAAGATTCAAGCTCATCTGTTTCTTGATGCAAGTCTGAAACATGTCATCCATGTCATAGTTAATCTCAATAGAGTCATAAGCAATCTTTACAGGAGAGTCTTCATCATCTAAGTTATACTCAGCCTGTCCATTTGGAGATACAATCTCTATATTGATGTTGTTGTCATATATGTCTTTGAAATTACCTCTGAAATATGTAGCCATTAGATTTTCTTTCCATTAATTTTAGTGTAGTTCTTAAGAGCGATATATAAGTCAGAACCTTTTACTTTTATATCACCTACTACAAGTTCACTTCCTCCACCTAGACGGTTATTGTCTATAGCATCAAACAAATTCTTCTGCTGACGGTCATTAAGTATCATCTCACCAGCATTTACACGTGCAATAAGATGGTCACCATGGCGTGAATTACCCATTACAATACCACCTTCAGCAAATCCAGACAATGAGTGAATCTGTGCAATTACACCAGCTACCTGTGCAAGTCCAGCTGCAACAAATGAAACCCATCCCCAAGGTCCAAGAGATGCTGCTTGAGCTGATGCAGCTGCATAACCTGCTAATATGTTTGCAATAGCTGTAGCAATTATACCAGCAGCTTTCATTCCATCATCTTCAAATGCTTGTCCTAGACTGCTCATAGCATCACCAACACTTCCTAAAGTGTCAGCAGAAAGATTCATAGCATTATTGAATTTCTCTTGTTTATCTGTCTGTTCATTGAGATTCTCTTGTGCATTAAGATATTCTTTTGCTTTCTTAGTAAGCCCTTCTTGAGAATTAGTTAAATCTTGTACTTTATCATCAATGTCTTTAATACCATCTTTACCAGCATCACCTAGTTTCTCATATTCTTTTCTTATGTCTTGTAATTGAGAAATAAGGTTATCATTGAAGTCCATAAGTCTTTGTATAGAGCCTAGATTCTGATCTATGTCTGATGCATCCATCTTTACATTTACTGGAGGTATGTCAACTGGATTATTTCCAACTGCTTTGTCAAATGAAGATATTTTGACAGAGAAATCCATAGAGTTAAGTTTCTCTTGTAAGTTCTTCTTAGCATTCTCTACTGGATCTGGTTTAATACCAATTCTTATCTCTTCTTTCTCAATATCTTCTTGTAATTGCTTTACCTTTGCTTTAGCAGCTTCAATCTTGTCATCAGAAATAAGTCCTAATGACAAGTCTTTAGTCAAATCATTTAATTCTGCTTTAAGCTTGCTTGCACTTCCTTCAGTGCCTTCTACTCTTATGCCTAGACGTACTTCTTCTTTCTCTATCTCTTTTGTAAGCTTCTGTATCTTTTGCTTAGTAGCTTCAAGTTCATCATCAGGTATAAGTCCATTAGAAAGTTTAGACTGTAAGAGATTAAGCTCTTCTTTCATCTTGTTAAGTCCACCAACAAACTTCTTCTCAGTATTGTTATTGTCAGAGGTTGTTAATTCAAGAGGCTTTATTTGACTTGCTAGTTGTCCATATTTCTCTTCATAAGTCTTTACCTTCTGATTTATTACATCATATTGAGAACTCATTTCTTTCAACTGCTGATTAGACTTGAATAATTCTTTATTATAAGCTTCAGCACCTTTCTGTGTATAATAGAATTCTCCTTTCTGATTAATCTTGTATCTGCCTTGATTATAAGTGTCAGAGTTTTTGTCTTTATAGAAACCACCAGAAGGATTCTCTTTCACTTTGTCATATGCTTGTACAGAATATTTGTTAAGTACTTCTTGTGCTTGCTCTTCTAGTTCAATCTGTTTACGGTATGCTTCTGTCATAGCAGCAGCATAAGCAGCAGCTTGTGCTCTTCTTCTGAAGCCTTCTACAATAGTTGAAGTATTCTTAGCAAAGAAATCTTCTACTTCAGATACTTTATTTACTTTAGCACCTAGCTCTTTAAGTTGTGAAGTATTTTTCTTTATCCATCCATTCTTCTCATGTGCATTGCTAAGCTGATTCCATTCTGCTTTAAGCTTAGAATAAGTACCCATAAGATTAGAATAAGTCTGTGCAAGTGAGTTTACATAAGTCTCATTTGCAGACTTAGCATTCTTTACTTCTTTAGCTTGGTCTTTCAAAGAGTCTGTAGAATTGTCAACAGCTAATGAATAAGTTATAAGTCCAGCAGCACCTAATATAAGAAGTCCAGTGAAATCACCAAACAATGCTTTTGATATTGCTTTAGTGTAGTTCCATGCTTTTGTAGCAGCTGTATTAGCAACTGTTGCAACAGTATTAGCTGTTGTAGCAGCAGTGTTAGCAGCAGTAGCAACAGTGTCTTTAGTAGTAGTAGCAACATTTGCAGCTTGACGTATCTGTTTTATCTTAAGCATAAGAGCAGAGTCTTTGTTCAAGATATTTGATATAGCCATTACACCATTAAGCATAGCTTGTGCTGCTTGTACTTTTACTAATACTTTCTGTAAGTCTTCACTCTCAGAGCCTATTAGTCCTATAGCACCAGCAGCAACTGAACCAGCAGCAGCAATACCTGTGAATACTTGTGTTGTTGCTTCTAAGTTCATAGTATCACTAGCATAACGGTTGACTGCATCTGCTGCATCAGCTATAGCATCTTTCATCTCACCAGCTTTAGTAGCAATCTCTGTGAATACATCAGTGTCAGTAAGGCCTTTCAAGTTCATGTTAGCCATTATCATCTGAAGTTCACGAAGCTGTCTTTTCACTGGCATAGTAGAGCTAGTAATCTTAGTGAATCTTTCACTTATCTTAGCTAAGTCTTTTTCTTTATCTCCAAGAGAATCAATCTCACGCTCAATCTGTTGCACTGTACCAGATACATTGTCTTTCGCTGTGAATTCAATTCCTAGTGCTTTATTAGCCATTAGTTAAAAACCTGTTATTTTTCTAAGTTCTTCCCTTTGTCTTCTCTTCTTAGCTATTCTTTCTTCTTCACTCATCTCATCCTGTGTACGTTCTCTAAGAGGATCCCAAGGGAATTTCATTATGTCTTGTACTTTCTTTACTTTCTTATGGTCTACCCAACATGACAATATAAGTCTTGTCTGTTCCCAAGCATTACTGTCAGCATATTCAAGGTAGTTGTATAATTCTAATACTTCCCATAACTGTAGTTTTTCCATGAAATATTCTAGTGAAACAAGCTTGTATTGTACCACCAATGTCTTGAATATTTCATGGACAATTAGTTTTTTCCTATATCACTGCCTGTTTTTTCTTTTGTCTTCTTAGTCTTAGTTGATTTAGGAATAATCTGATCTTGTATAGTGACTTGATTTACTACAAAAGTACAGAACTCTTCTACTTCTTTCTTATGTTCATCAATCCAATTAAATCTGTATTCATCATAAGTCAATATAGGAGATATCTTCTGTCTAAGGCATGCTCCTAATATACAAGCATAGAATAAATGTATTAAATTTGAAATTTTGAAATTAGAATAGTCTACACTTTCTTGTGTCATATTTTCATATAACATAAGCTCATTATATCCATAATGAAGCTCTAATTCAGTGTCATTAATTTTTATCTTCATATTAATCTATAAATATATTTGTTTATATATAATAATAAAATCTTGTAAATTTTATATTTACAATAATAAACTTAAATAAGTTTATGTTTTTGTTTATATACAAAGTAATAAAACATATAAAATAAAGAGTGGACTAAACTAATAGCCCACTCTTGTAATATAGTAAATAATTTAAATTATCCACTGAAATAAGCGATTCCTGTAACTTTGTCTAAAGAACCAACTCCATTAAGAGTCATAGAGAAGCTTGCATTTTCTCCGTTATTGAATGTACCATCTAAGTTAGCAACAATAACTTTTCCTTTATAACCAGCTCCACCAGCCCAGTAAGATACAGTTCCTTCACCAACACCAGCTAAACCTTTAGTGTCATAATTAGATACATGACAGAAATAAGCATAGATTGGCTGAGCAGCATCCATTACTTCTACTAATGCATCATAGTCAGCATCAGTATAAAGAGCATCAGCTTGAACTGTCCAAGTGATTCTTGTAACATTAGTAGCTGGGAAAAGTCCATGGTCTTTACTAGCAACTTCTTGTGTCTCTGCAGAACGAGAGAAAGAGTGAGCAGTAGCATAACCTAATGCTTTTGTAACACCATTAAGCTCTAAGAAAAGTTGCATTTCGTCGCCCTTAACAATATTATTTGCCATAATTTTAATATAATATTATATTTTTATGTTTTAGTTTACATCGAAACTGAATTGAATTCTTTGTATATAAGCATCATCTAATGTCTGTTCATATACTTGATCTACACGTATAGGATCAATATGTATTGTATCATTGTACCAACGGTAAGTCTCAAGAGCATGACGTACTGCATTTGCTATAGTCAAAGATTCAGTATAGTCATTAGATACTATTACAAATTCAAAAGTAGCACGGTTTGAGCATACTCCATCTTTTGTATATGTAGGAATAAGATTATTCCTTGAATATACTATGAAAGGAAATGTAGTGTCAGCATTTGCAATCAAAGGGAATATCTTCTCTTTTGGCAGCAATGCCATTAATTCATCACTCTCTATGAGAATTTGTCTTAAATATTTACCTGCTAATATTGAATTATCCATGTTTTGTATTATGTATTGTTCCAAGCTTTGTCAATCATTGAGAAAAGAACTGATTCAAATGTGCTTGTAGCATTTGAACTTGCACCCTCAACTGCAGTGTTAAAGAAAGAATATTTACCATCAGGTATCTTACCAATAAATCTTTTCTTCTTTAAAGCTTTACCATTAACTTCTGTCTGATAACGGTCTTTAGTACCATTCTCAAAGAATCTAAGCCTGAAAGTACCAGATTTTGTATTTCTAGTACCCATGATATGTACTTTTACTTTGTCTTCAACTTCATCTGCCCTACTCATCATTATACCATCACGTATTAAGTCAGAGTATAATGAATTAGGAGCATTTGATATACCTGATGAGTCAAATCCTTGTTGTGCAGCTTTCTTAAGTACCATTGCACCAGCTTTCAAGGCTTTTATCTTAGATGCATGGAAAGCTTCACCAAATCCATTGAGTGCTGCTTTTAGTTGTTTATTGTCAATTTTTAATTCTATTCCATTATTATTCATTTACAAGTGTAGCTATTATTACTTTGTCATTGTAAAATTTATCTGGAGCTATTGATTCAATCTGCCAGAATTTACTATCATACTTAATCCTGTTTGGCTCACTTACTGGAACATAATATCTGACAATAAATGTTCTTGTACGAGGATAGAATACCTCATCATTCTGATTGACTTTATTACCAGAGTTATATCTTACATTAGCTCTTGTAGTATAAGATTTTGTCCATGTCTTAGTTGTATCACCATAGTCAGAAGTACTTACTGTATATTCCCAGATTTCAATTTGTTCTCTAAGTATTCCAGCTTTCATTTGTTAAAATTTATTAATTTCTAGGTATATTCATCCAAGCATAGTTCCTATACATAGAGCATATATAGAAGAATGCATCTGGTATCTGGTTTTCTCCACTGCCACGGTTGTCATAGAAATACTCTATAATAAGTTTCATGGCCTGCTTTAATGTAGCTGGGAGCTCACCATCATTTTCACTTACAACATCTTCAAGTGTCTTATCAAGCTGTTTAGCAACCATAGCTTCAGCAGTATCACCTAAAGCAGTAAGATAAGTGTCATCATCATGAAAATCAGTATCTATAATTAGTTGTTGTTTAATTTCATCTAATGTTAAATAATCCATTATGTTGTAAGTATATAATTAAAAAGAGGATAAGAGGATATTGAGTCCCTCTTATCCTCATAAAATATATAGAATTAATATGAATGAAATATATTTCATTCTTGTATTTAATTCATATCTTAAGAAACTGTCTTACCAAATGTGAATGCTTCTTCACGTACAATCTTAGCATCAAAGTATGCATTGATTACAAGACGTACACATCCATTAACAGCTTGTGTATAAGGGTCAACAGTAATGTCAATACCAGCCCATTGTCCAACAGCTAAGTTAGCGAAGTTACCATATACATAGTTGTTAGCTGCGATGTTAGAAGTAACAACAGTTGGAACACCGTCCATTTCACCATTCTCAAATACCATGCCAGTAGCATTAGTTCCTTTGATTAATGAACGATAGAAAGCTTTTGTAGTTGGAGCCATTAAGTATTTCATTTCACCGAATACATTAGCTGCTTCAACATCAGCTTCAGCTGCACATACTTTAGCAAATGTGTCATTCTTAGCAACAGTAGCACCATAGAATATACCAGCAGGCTTAGTTGTATCACCAGCAGCTGAACCAAGTACAGTAGCTTCAAGCTTGTCAGTAAGAGCATTTACAATATCACGGCGGATAGCTTCCTCTGCACCAAGAGAATCTTGAGCAATAAGTTGCTTAGAGATGTCAATGTAAGCTGTTAATCTGTGAGGAGTAAGAACAACATTAGTGAATGTGTTAGAGCTTGCAGATGCAGCACCAATTTCACTTTGCCATCCAACTTGTCCTTTACCCATTACAGGAATAGAGATATCACCTTGTGGTAAGTTTTTGTAGAAACGAACTCCTAATTGTCCAAGTACACTCTTTGCATAAAGAGGTTCCCAAATCTGTTGAAGTTCAGTTTCAATTATATTGTCATGAACTCCATTTTCACCAGTTACTTGAACTGCACGTTGTTCTCCTAATTTAATGCTCTTAATGTTGTTTTCAAGAGCATAACGTAATTCTTTAACTAATGAATATTGTTCCATATTCTTCTTATTTCTTTTATTTTTGTCTTCTTTTTTGTCTGGATCTTCATCCTCTTTTACTTCCTCTGGAAGCTCTTCTTCATAAGATTTAAGCTCTTCTTCTAATTCTTTGAGCTCTCTTTTCTTATCTTCAATATCTTCTTTTAATTCATCGAAACGTTTCTTTTCCTCTTCGTCCATTTCACGTTGCTCTTTCTTACAAGTGTCAACTATTGAACGGCATTCAAGAACCATTTCATTGATTTTGTCTTTTAACTCAACTGAATTCATGTTAGAATCGAGATATATATTTAAATAATAATAAACATTTTATTACAATTTTGCTAATTCTTCTATTTCATTTAATTTTTTATCTAATTCTGTGTTTATTTTTGCTATTCTTTCATTCTCTAAAGCATCAATCTTGTCTTTAGCTCTCTTAGATACTTCAGTGTCAGAATAAGCTGGTGTCCATACTATTGATACATCAAATAAAGCTGCAATCTTATGTATAGTACGGAAATAAACACCATCTTTTGATTCCCATGTCTCTGCTTCATCATCAGATGGGTCTAAAGCAAAAGCAAAAGAGCATTTGTTTATATCACCTCTTTTCATATACTCAAGTAGTTCATCACCTAAAGCTGTATTAGGAACATCAAACTCAAACTTAAGTCCTTTCTCATCAACAGAAAGTGATAATGAGCCTTCACCTTGATTTGAACGAGCAAAAACTTTATTCATATCATGGTTGAAAGTAGCAAATACATCAGAAGAATTAACTAGCTCTTCTGTTATAGCACCTCTTTCTATAGTCTCATAGAAACCTAAGAATTCAGACTGAGAATCAAATACCATAGCATAGCCTTCAACATGGCGAGAATTACCATCTTCAGCAGCTCTTAGCTCTATATTTCCTAGATTACGAATTTCCTTCTCCATCTTCTTCATCATTATTATCAGGTTTATTTATTGTATTGTCTTTAATATTAGTATAAGGGATTATAAGCTTATCTGCATCATCCATCTTATTGAAACCAAGTATTCCTCTTGCCTCATTTACAGTTATTATACCTCCTGATACAAGAGTATTAAGATAATTTGCCTGTGACTGTTTATCTGACTTTAATTTAAAGTTCTCATCAAGATTAATATATAAATATTTCTCACTTGGCTTGATAAGCTTTCTTGTCATCTCTTCTTCACACATGATTATATATGGTGAAAGAGTATGTGTGACAAACTCAAGCAATGTAGCTTCAATAGTAGAATAGCTTGAATGTGATAAATCACCTACCATTACAGGTGATATATTAAAGAAACGGCATACATCTTGTAAGTTGAATAGTCTTGACTCTAGTAATTGTGCATCTTTTGAGTTAGAAGATACAGGTGTATATTCAAGTCCACCAGTTACAATAGCAATACCATTACCATTCTTTCCTTGCGACATTCTCCATGATGAAAGAATCTCATTAGACTGTTCACTTGTTACTTTTTGTCTTGGATCAGAAGTCTTAAGAATACCACTTACATGACATCCACTAGAGAAATATCTCTCAGCAGCATCTTCTGTATATCCAGCAAGCTTTAAAGTGTCTTTAGCATATTGTATTACACCTATACCATGGACACCATCTTTTGAGTTCTTTATGAAATGCAACATATTGATAGGCTCAATCTTGCTTGCTTTCAACTCTGGTACTAGATAATAATAATTTTTTATATCAAAATCATTATACATAATAGATACTGTACCATGAGGACAATATACTAGTTTCTTTGGTGTACCAGCACCATCACGCTCAATATAAGCAAATCCATCACCATACAATAGCATGTCTGTAATCATCATCTTTATCAACATATATTTTGTCAATAAAGAATTGCTGAACATATCATATACTGCATGAGAGGATAGTGTAGTTGTCTTTCCTTCTTGTTCTGTATTCACATTTACAGGAAGCTCTGCGACTGAATTACTTATAAGCTCAACACAAGCAAACACACTTGAAAGGCTCATTGTTGGAAGAGTATTAAGATTATTAAAAATAGTCCAACCTGTTCCACCTAAGCTCTGGTTTATGTCTTGGTTAAGGGTAGTAATTACTTCATCTCCTGAACGGAATATCTTGTTAAACCATCCCATTGTTATATAATAATAAATATATTTATGAAATTATGATCCATATATTTCTGTATAGTCTTGAGAACTAGAGAAATATCCATCTTCAATAGTCTGATTAGGATATATGTAAGGCATATATACATAAGCAGTTCTCTTAGAACTTGCTGTACTATTCATCATTACTTCAATCCTTATATGATATTTCTTAGTTGGGTCTAAATTATCAAAACTATAATAATGTCCATATGCATTACTATTGCTTGCATATATTAATCCTTGGTTTTGATTACCCCATCCATATAATGTAGTACCTCCATTAAGTGGATGTAAAGAAACATATTTTATATCATAAGAAGTTTGTGTACAATATAATTCAAGATAGAATTGACTGAAACCATAAATAACATAATCAAATGCTTGTGTTCCTGAATAATTAGCTTGATTATTTGTTATAGTTGTACCTTTTCTATTTGCTTTTAAAGGTTCTGAAAGATTGTTATTAGCTCTTGTTGAACTTTCTGTACCTATAACATGTGAATTATAAGTAGTTCCTCTATTATAATTACAATAAAGCTTAATAGTAGCATAATCTTCAGGAGCTCCATCTACTTTAACAGTCCATCCATCAGGAATACCACTTGCATCTGTTCTTGACCAAGAAGCTCCTTGACTCTTTATGAATGTACCAGTAGCAGCAACATTATATAACCAGTTTTCAGTATAAGTAGTACTTGATGATATATCTGTTGTAAATAAAGCTTTTACATAATTAAGTAATGTACATCCATAGAACATACTTTGATAACAATTATCAGCTAATGTAGTTGCAGGAAGCTCAGGAGCAATTGTAAGTGCAGTACAACCTTTGAACATACTTTGATAACAATATTGAACTAATGTAGTTGCAGGAAGCTCAGGAGCAGTAGTAAGTGCAGTACAACCAGAAAACATACTACAATAACATTGTGATGCCAATGTTGTTGCAGGAAGCTCAGGAGCAGTAGTAAGTGCAGTACAACCAGAAAACATACCCATATAACAAACACCTTTTAATGTTGTTGCAGGAAGCTCAGGAGCAGTAGTAAGTGCAGTACAACCATAAAACATATAGAAATAACAACCATTTGCTAATGTTGTTGCAGGAAGCTCAGGAGCAGTTGTAAGTGCAGTACAATTATTGAACATATAGAAATAACAATAATTAGTTAATGTAGTTGCTGGTAATATTAAATTAGATGCATCAACAAGTTTTGTACAACTACTAAACAAATAATAAAAAGTATATGTCCAAGGTAAAGTAGTTTTATTGACAAAATCATCTCCATAACATAAAGACATTATGTTTCCATATACTTTGAAATTACCTGTAGTTTTAAAATAATTATATTGATAAGTACTAGTACCATAAGTATTTGTTATACCTGTTTTATAAAATTGACTAGTTGTCTTAAGATATACTTTTTGGTTTTTATTTAATGTTATGAAATTAGGATTATAATATTGTGTTGAATTTCTAACATTAAATTCTGTCCAATTTACTTTATCTGTAGAATAATACCATGTAGCTACTGTACCTAAACTTGATGAATCTGGTTGACCACTACCAAGAGCACCAATTATACGTATTGCATTATTGTCTTCTAATGATTGAATAGTGAAATACTCTAATGAATAATCAGGTGGTGTAGCTTCCCAAATTTTAACAGATCCTTTGTAGATAGCACTATATTCAGTACTACCTACATAAAGTCCACTTATAGTTGATAAGTCAAATCCATTCATATTTATTGTACTATATAGATTGTATTTGCATTTGGTGAAGCTGGCATAGAAGCAACAACTTCTATCTTAAGTCCACTTGTAGATGATGAAACATAAGAACAACTATTAAGTACAGAAGTTGAAACATAAGAATAATTATTCAATTCTGTTTTTGAAACATAAGAGTTAAGTCTTGAATAATCTACTTCTCCAGTTGGTCCTTGTGGTCCTGTCTCACCTTGTACACCTTGTATTCCTTGTGGTCCTTGAGCATGTACATTAGTGTCTGTATCACCAATAAACCAATTACCTGTAACAGAATCTATATGAGGTGTAATACCATCATTACCATTAGTTCCATTTGTACCATTTGTTCCATTTTGTCCATCTTGACCTTTAGCTACTACACCTGTATCAGTTCCATTTATCATCCAATGATAAGTAGAATTATCTATATATGGTGTATAACCATCTTGTCCATTAGTACCATTTTGTCCTGCTGGTCCTTGTGGTCCAGTTTCTCCTTGTATACCTTGCTCACCTTTAGGTCCATTAGCACCAGTATCTCCTTTGTCACCTTTAGGTCCTTGTGGTCCAGTCTCACCTTGTGTACCTTGGATTCCTTGT